TGATTTAGTTTTCCAAGCCACGACCCTTAACAGGGTAAAACAGGAGAAATGATGCAATTAGAACTAGACTATAAAGCATATCAAAGAAACTCAGATACAAGTAAATCTGCGTGGGAGAATAAAAAAAATAAGGTGACATTAAAAGAACAAGTTTATGACTTACTTTTAAACAATCCTTTAGCAAACCACCAAATTGCTGATACTATGGAAATACCATTGAGTTCAATTTGTGCGAGAGTGAGAGAGTTACAAGTTGAGGGTAAAATAGAAGACTCAGGTAAAAGAGCATTAAGTAAATACAAAAGGGAATGTGTAATATGGCAAAGAAAAAAGTAAAAACAAAAGCTGAGAAAGAACGATTACAGACTATTGCTGAGATGCCTTGTTATGCTTGTTTTCAAGATGGTAGAGAAGTTCAAGCAGAGGTACATCACATCAGAAAGCACACAGGAATGGGTCTAAGACCCCCACACAGCGATACTATTCCATTATGCTACTCACACCATAGGACAGGTAAAATATCGGTACATTTGGGTAAGAAAGAGTTTGAGAAAAAATACGGAACAGAACAAGAGATATTAAAAATAATAAATAGGGAGATAGAAAGATGTCGAGAAAATCAGGATATTTTGTAGTTTATCGGGACATATTTCGTCACCCCGTATTTGCTAATATATTACAAGCTTCATTATGGATTTATATGATAAGTTCAGCTTCACACCAAGATAAGACTCTTAGGTTTATGGATACACCTATTTTTGTGCGTAGAGGTGAAATGATTATGCCTTTAAGGGTTACAGCTAAAAGATTTAAAATGACTTATAGCGAAATGAGAAGTTTCATACTACGTATGGTACGTAGGAAGATGATTACCACTAGGACAAACCAGTTACAGCCCACAAAAAACCACTTGAACCGAAAAGTAACTCTAATAAGCATTATAAACTATGACAAATTTCAGTATGTAGATAAGGAACAACCACTTACAAACCACTTATCGCAACAAGTACTAAATAACAATATCTTATCTAACAGACTAAATACTATCTCTAAAAATAAGTCTAGCAAAGACATAGAATATTTAGGTGATCAATTTGGAGAATATGTCAAAATTAAGACAGATGGTAAAATCAAGTGGAAACACAAATTTAAGGATAATATGCCTTTGAAAGACAAAATATGAAAGTTTTAGTAGCTTGTGAATATTCAGGAATAGTAAGAGATGCTTTTACAGCTAAAGGTCATAATGCTTGGAGTTGTGATATTCTTCCCACAGAATCTAAAGGTAATCATATTCAAGATGATGTTTTAAAACATTTAGATAAAGGTTGGGATTTGATGGTAGCACACCCACCCTGTACTTATTTATCAAAAGCTGGTGCTAGATGGCTATATAAAAATAATAAACTTCAACAAAACAGGTATAATCTTGGTTTAGAAGCAAAAGAATTTTTTTTAAAGCTTTTAGATGCTGATATACCTAAAATATGTGTAGAAAATCCAACACCAATGAAAATTTTTAATTTACCAAAACCAAGCACTTATATTCAACCATTCGAATACGGACATCAATATTCTAAAAAAACTTTATTATGGCTTAAAAATTTACCACCTCTAATTGCAACAAAAATTATTAAAAATTATACAACTTTTTTACCTAGTAATACAGGATTAGGTAAAAGATTAGGTCAAAAACATAATATAAAAAAGGTAAGTAAAGATTGGAATAAAGAACATTCTAAATTTTTTAAAGGATTTGCAGAAGCTATGGCAAATCAATGGGGTTAAATGAAAGCTTTATTAAGAATCTTTAAATATGCTCGAAAAACGATTATAAGGTTATCATTGGAGAACCAAAGATTAAAATTACAAATAAAACTTTTAATTGAAGCTAGTAATAATAGAAAGCATTAATGGTAAGAAGAAAAAAGGCGAAATTTAGGCACGTTATTATTGGTAATAAAAAATATTACTTTTATAAAATAGAATGGATTGACCCGTGTGGTGACTCAGGCCACGCAGAAGCAACAGAAGTAAAAGAACTAAAACCAGCTAAGATGATAAGCCAAGCTTATATATTTGCTAAAGATAAAAAACACGTTTGGACTTTTGCTAGTTACGACTCAGAACAAGCAGTATTCTCAGATCGTAATGTATTTCCTAAATGTATAATTACTAAAATGGAGAAGATAACTATATGACAGACAGAACTAAAAAAATATTTAGACTTAAATGCCTTATCCAAAAGTGTCGAGAACGTGGCAAGTTTGAGGTTGCAATTAGACTAAGAAATAAGCTATTAAGTATATAGGTTATGAAAATAGAAATTGCTGATATATCCAGCATAAAACCCTACGAGAACAATCCGAGAAAATTATCCGAAACAGCAATCGAAAAGGTTGCTATGTCATTAAAAGAATATGGATTTAGACAACCCATAGTGGTCGATAAGGATAGAGTTATTGTTGCTGGACACACTAGATTTAGAGCAAGTAAAAAATTAGGACTCAAACAAGTTCCTGTATCTATTATAGATAATTTAACCGAAGAACAAATTAATGCTTATAGAATAGCTGATAATAGAACTGCCGAAGAGTCTGAATGGGATAATGAATTACTTAAAATGGAAATAAAGGAATTAGAAGCTAAAGACTTTAAGCTAGATCTGCTAGGTTTTAATGATGACCAATTAAACGATATATTATTTGAGGAGAAACAAGGTTTAACTGATGAAGATGAAGTTCCTGAAGCACCTGAAGAACCTATAAGTAAATTAGGAGATATATGGAAACTTGGTAATCATAGAGTTATGTGTGGAGATAGTACAATCATAGATGAAATTGACAAACTAACAGAAAAACAAAAACCTGATATGATATTTACAGATCCTCCTTATAATGTGGCTTTTAATGGTAGAAGTGGAAAATTTGATGTAATTAAAAATGATAATTTAGAGGAGTCGGAGTTTAATAATTTTATAGATACAATTATAAGCAATTTGAATATATTAAATATAAATACTTATTACATTTGTTGTAATTGGGCATTCTATGGAGTTTTACAAAAAAAACTTAAACCTAAAGCTTGTATTGTATGGGCTAAAAATGTGTTTGGATTAGGTAGAGGTTATAGGCATCAACACGAATTTATTCTATTTGATGGTTTTATAGATGCTAGTATTAAAAATGAGTCAGATCTATGGAAAATATCTAAAGATACAAAATATAAGCACCCTACTCAAAAACCTGTTGAATTATCTAGTAGAGCAATTAAAAATAGTTCTAAACCACAAAATACAATATTAGATATATTTGGAGGTTCAGGAAGCACATTAATAGCTTGTGAAAAGTTAAACAGAAAAGCTAGAATTATGGAATTAGACCCTATATATTGTGATGTTATAATTAAAAGATGGGAGAATTTTACAGGTAAAAAGGCAGAATTAGAAAATGGACAAAAATAAGACAATTAAGACTAAAAAAAGGCAAGGTGCTGGAAGACCTAAAATATACCTTGATTTAGAAATCCTTAAAAACCTAGCTTCTATCGGTTGTCCTGATTATGAGATAGCTGGAGTTATGGGAGTATCTGCTAGAACTTTACAAAGAAATTATGCCGAAATAATAGACCAATACAAAGAAAAAGGTAAAGCTAGTTTAAGAAAAAAGATGTGGGACAAAGCTGTTAAAAAAGATAATACCAATATGCAAATCTGGCTATCTAAAAATTATTTAGGTATGAAAGATAGAACCCAAACTGAATCTGTTGTTGAACCTTTACCATTAATTATAGAAGCAGATAAGACAGATGGCTAAAAAGAAAGGATTATACGGAGTCAGTAATTATGTCAAAAACAATCCAAGAAAAAGACCAAGACGACACGCAAAATCATATTCAAAAAGAGTACCAGCTAGAAAAAAATATCGTGGTCAAGGTAGGTAGCATAATAACTATTTTATTATTTACAGGTTGCACTTCTAAAGATATAAATTTAGACCCAATCTCGACAGTAGCAAATCAACTAATAAAAGTTATAAAGGATAATAAATGACAGTAAGTGATAAGGAAGCTAAAGAATTTAATAAGACTCTTGAAGAAGTTAAAAAGAAAGTTAATGAAGACTATCAAGCTGGTGGTGCTTATAAAGCATTTTTAAAAATAATAAGAGAGGCCAAACAAGATGAAAAGAAGTAATTTTTATCCTGATGGCACTATGATTCCTTATCGTATGCCTGACCATTTTAAAAAATCTACAACTAAATCAGCTTGTGGTAATTGTGGTATGTATTCTAACAAAAGAAGCTTTTGTGGTATATGGAAAACAGACCAAGTTAAGGATAACTACACTTGCGATAAATGGCGACAAAGATTCTTTAAGCGATAATGAAACCTATAATGATAACCCTAATGTATCTTACATTTGGTGGAGAAATTAAATTAGATACTTTTGAAATAAACAGCAGTTGTAGTAGTTGGTTTCACCACAATGTAAAAGTTGTAGAAAATAAAAAAACAACTTTATTTAGTAATCGTGAATATCATTTATATCAAGGCAAGAAAGTTATAGGTTATATTTGTGGTGGAGAAGAACCAAGATGAACTATCGACCTTTACCTGAATCCTTAACAATTAAAGCTAGTGGCATAGAGGGATTAGGGTTATTTGCTACAAAACATATTCCAGCTAATACTCAATTAGGTGTTAGTCATATAATAATTAGTGATGAGATTATCAGACTCCCTTTAGGTGGATTCATTAATCATAAAGATAATCCTAATTGTGTAAGAATAGCAGTTGGTAATAAGTCTTATTTACATACTATAAAAGACATTAAGCAAGACGAAGAACTAACTTTAAAATATACAATTTATAATATTTAATCCTAAAAGCTTTTGTGATAATACCTACTTATGGCAAAGTACAAAGGCAGAACAGTTAAACTTAATAAACCTAGTAGAGGTGATGTAAAGAAGTTCAAAGTATTTGTTAAGAATAGAAGAACAGGTAGAGTACAAAAAGTGAACTTTGGTAGCAAAACAATGTCTATTAAGAAGAACATACCAGCTAGACAAAAGAGTTTCTTTGCTAGATTTAGACCCATTTTGGCTAAGGTAAAAGGTCAGAAGAATTTAAGCCCAGCTTATTGGGCAATACAAAGTTGGAAAAAAGGATTTAAGATATGAAAAAGATTAAAAAGATTCTAAAGAAGATTATAGATTGGATTGTAAGAGGTTACGAATGAAAGTAAGTGAGAACACATCAGTTGCTATGCCAATTAAAAATATGGTCGGTATTGTTATCGCAGTTGCTATGGGTGTCTTTGCATATACAGAAGTTACAGCTAGACTTACAAGTTTAGAAACATCAAGAGAACTATTCCAAGCTGATTTATTAAAGAAGTCAGAACAGAAACCAACTGACCAAGAGCAATTTATGTTAATAGAGTCTTTATTTGAAGATGTAGAGAAGTTAATTAAAAACCAAGAACAGAATATGACTAACAAAGTTAATATAGAATTTCTTAAAACACAGTTAGAAAAAGCATTAGCTGATGTAGAGAATCTTAAAGACAAAGTTAGAAAGAACGGGAACGGGCATTAATGATTGAAACAGTTGTAGCTTTATTAATGTTTGTTAATGGTGAGATTAAAGAGCATAGAATACAAGAGTCTATGTCTGTTTGTTTAAAGCATAAACGAGAAGCTTTAAGACAAGTTAAAGATAATATAGATTATAAATGTCTTAAATCTAAAGTAGAACTTGAAACTAATATTGATGGTTCTAAATCAATTAAGAAAATAATATTAAATTAAAGGAATTATGGGTAGGATAAATGATAGATTGGGTGTTAAAAAAACTAGAGGTTACACTATCCAAAATATCTTTATGGATATGGAAAAAGAGAGTCAAAGAAAAATATTATAAAAGGAAATGAACTATGTATGCTTTAGTATTAAAAATCTGTTCTGCTGTTGCATTAGCTTGTTCAAATCCAATAGAAATTAATAGTTTTAATAATCATTATGATTGTGCTATCAAAGGTTATGAGATCAGCAAAGAGATACTACAAGATATAGGTAGAATAGAGGTAGAAAAAGACAAAATAGTTTTAAATTTTGGTTGCTATGAAATAACATCTAGTTAATATGAAACTTTATAATGACGATTGTTTAAAGGTATTACCGACATTACCTGATAAGTCTATTGATCTAATACTTACTGATCCACCTTATGGAACAACTGCTTGTAAGTGGGATAGTGTAATTGCATTTGAGCCAATGTGGAAAGAACTTAAAAGAATTATAAAAGATAATGGTTGTATAGCTTTATTTGGTAGTGAACCATTTAGTTCTTATTTAAGAACATCAAATATTGATTGGTTTAAATATGATTGGATATGGGAAAAACAAAAAGCTAGTAATTTTATGGGTGTGAAATATAGCCCTTTAAAATATCACGAAATTATATCTATATTTTCTAAAAATACTCATAATTACAATCCACAAAAATACAAAGTCTTAGAACTAGAAGACGTGTTAAAACTAAACAACAAACAAATGAAAAATTTATTTGAAAACAAAGAATATGACAGATATGGCAAAGTGGATAGAAGAAAAACAATTAATTATCCTATAACAAATAAAGAACATATTGGTAATCAAATAAAGAGAACAAGAAATGTTGATACGGGTTATAGACACCCTAAAAGTGTGTTAAAAATAAACAAAGAAATAAATACAAACTTACACCCTACACAAAAGCCAGTTGCTTTATTGGAGTATTTAATTAAAACCTATACTAATGAAAACGACACTATATTAGATTTTACAATGGGTTCAGGTTCTACTGGTGTTGCTTGTAAGAATTTGAATAGAGAATTTATTGGTATTGAGTTAGATAATAAATATTTTAATATAGCTAAAGAAAGAATAGAATCAACTTTAATATGAAAATCAAGCTAACGAAACCTCAATACGAAGTTAGTTCGTGTAAAAAAAGATTTAGAGTCTTAATATCAGGTAGAAGATTTGGTAAAACTTATCTTTGTATTACTGAAATGATGAAATACGCATCTAAGCCAAATCAGAAAATATGGTATGTAGCACCAACTTTTAAGATGGCTAAAGAGATAGCTTGGTCGAATCTAAAAGAAATGCTTAATCAATTTAATTGGATTGACGATATTAACGAAACAACAATGTCTATTAGAATAAGGAAAACTAATAGTGTTATCTCATTAAAGGGTGCTGATAATTATGATGCACTTAGAGGTACAGGATTAAACTTTTTAATATTAGATGAGTTTGCAGATATAGATAAAAGAACTTGGTTTGAAGTATTAAGAGCATCTGTTGCTGATACTTTGGGAGATGTTTTAATGTGTGGAACTCCTAAAGGTTATGGTAATTGGAGTTATGAGATGTATCTTAAAGGTAAGCAAGACGACCAATGGGGAAGCTATCAATATACTACAATACAAGGTGGTATGGTTTCTAAAGCAGAAATAGAACAAGCTAAACAAGACATAGATATTAGAACATTTAGACAAGAGTTTGAGGGTACATTTGAGAATTATGCTGGTAGTGTTTATTATAACTTCCACCCTGTTGATTCAGTAATAGACAGAAAAATAGATTGGGAAAAACCTTTACATATTGGAATGGACTTTAACGTAGACCCAATGTCAGCTTGTGTAACGCAAATAGAAAAAGATAAGATATATGCAGTAGATGAAATCATTATTTATTCAAGTAATACTGATGAAATGTGCCAAGAGATAAGAGATAGATATGGTTCTAAAGCACAAATCTTTATATATCCTGACCCAGCTTCAAGACAAAGAAAGACATCTGCTGGTGGTAGAACTGACTTATCCATATTACAAAATGCTGGTTTTAAAGTTAAGGTAAAACATAAGCACCCATCAATACGAGATAGAGTCAATGCTGTTAATGCAAAGTTAAAAGATTCTAAAGGTGTTAGACATATTTTTGTTTCAAAATCTTGTAAAACAATGATAAAAGGTTTACAAAGACAAATAT